TTCCTGTTGGCTGGCCGGACGTGGCACCGAGGAGTACGCCGTGACCGGCTTGTGCTGGTTGACCAGCTCCTCGTACTGCTCGCGGGTGACACCCTCCCCAAGCTGCTGCGCGGCTTGCGTCAGGGCTGGGATGCGCTTGGTCACGTCTTTGTGGCTTACCGCAGCCCGGTCAATCTCGCCGCCCTCAGCATAGCGCGGGATGCCGTTCTTCAGCACGTCCTCGCGCATGGCTGGGGTGATGTCGAACGTGTGGACTGGGGATTGCACGTTGCGGTACGAATCGAGCAAGGCGTTTCGTTGGGCATTGTCCATCGCCTGTATACGCTCTACCGGCACGCCGTGATTGCGAACCAGCTCCTGCACGGTATTTGGGGGATTGGTAGAGGGCGTAGTGATCGCGCCCTGCTGCACCTGCACGCCGTGCTTCTTGCCGAACTTGTTCAGGAAGGTGGGCACCATCTTGTCGTAGAACCCCTTCATGCCCTCGCCACCCATGTCAAGGTCTTCGCCCTCAAGGTAGTGATGCCCCATCTGCTGGGGCGCCTGCATCAGCTTGGCGGCGGCTTCCTTGCCGATCAGGGCTTGGACGCGCTCGGGCGTGGCGCCCTTCTCGTTGGTGATTGTCTCGCGGTTGGGCTTGAACGCTTGGAAGTGCTGCGTCTCTGGGTGGTACGACACCGAGCCAACTTGCTTGCTCAGGCCAAAGCGCTTGGCCTGCTCCGCGCCGGGGGTGACCGCGATCTGGTCGTAGCCGTTCTCGGCGGCGTGCTGGATCATGGCCTTGAGCGCCAGCTCGTGCCAGTCCTTGGCATGGGGGCCGTGCGGCACGCCCTCCTCCTTGAGCTGCTCCAGCTTGTCGAGCTTCTCGGTCGCGGCCTGCTGGTCATCCACCATACGCCCGTACTCGCCGTAGGCCATGTCGCCGGAATCCTCGTCGGCTTCCTTCAGGTAGCGGTCCATCATCCTCTTCTCGGCCGTGGCCGCCCTGATCTGGGCGTACAGGTCCTTGGGGTGGTAGCCGTGCTCGCGCCCCTGCTGGTGCCAGTCAGATTGGATTTCCTCAATGTGCAGAATCTTCTTGCCCTCGGGGCTGGTGCGGTCCTTGACGCGCACGCTGGCCAAGATGTTGGGTGTGCCGCCAAAGTGCGCCGCGTTGCCGCCAAAGGAACCCTCGACACCATGGGTGTACTGGTCGGCCAGCGCCGCGCGCGTGGCGTACAGCTTCTTGTACTGCTCCGTCGTGGTGCCCGCGCTGTTCATCAAATCGGCGATGTCACTGATCTTCTTCTTCAGCTCTTCGCGCTTGGTGCTCGGCGTGTGCAGCAGAATCTCGCGGTAGTTCTCGCCGCCGGGCAGGGTGTACGTCTCGTGGTGCGTCTGGCTGCCGGTCAGCTCGCGGTGCTTGAGCGGGTACTTGTTGGCCTGCCCCTTGAGCTTCTCCATAAACTCGGCCCGCTGCATCTGGGGCAGCGCCATCAGCGTTTGCAAGTCGCGGTCCTCGGCCTCCGCAGGCTTGTAGCCGGGCTTCTTCTGCAGCTCGGCCATGTACTCCGCACCAGTGCCCTTGGGGCGGGTGACCTGCTCCATGAGCCGGTTGATGGGTGAGTACAGTCCTGTCATAGTGGGCGCTCCGAGATGGTGATGTAGTCCTTGACCGTGCCGCCTGCTGCCAGCTTGTCGAGGATTGCGGACTCGGGGATGCGCATTTCATGCACTTCCCCTTTGTGCTCCCTGCGGACGTCGTAGCCGGGCTCGTATGGTGTGCGCTTGGTCTTGCCGGTTGTCGGGTCCTTGATGAACTTGCCCATTCCCGGCCCAATCTTGGAGTCTTCGCGCATGGGGGAATTCCCCACCAGCGCCTTGCGGATCACCTTAAGCGGGGGCAGGTTGTTCTTGGCGCTGTGGGCGGTAAACACGGTGTGCCCCACGTCATACTTGAACGGCATGGACTCCATCATGTCCTGCATGTCGGCAGCTTTTTTGCGAACATCGTCACCTAGCGACTGGTAGCTGTCCTGCAGGGTCATCATGTTGCGCGTGTTCGTGACGGGCGCCTTCATGCCCGCCGACGTGGCCGCGCTTGCGATGGCCCTGCGCATCTCCTCCACCGAGGGCGTGGTCGAGCCGCCCTCAGCCATCTTGGGCGGTGGCATGCCGGGCGGTGGCGTGGCGCGCATGGCCGACATCGCCTGACCCTGCGGGGTCATCTGCAGGATGTTGCTGCGCGGGGCGCCGGGTGCTGGCGCTGGTGGCTGGCCGGGGGCTCCGGGCGGTGGTCCGCCTTGGGGACCGCCGGGCGCTGGTGGCTGGCCGGGTTGTCCGGGTGGCTGTCCAGGCTGTCCAGGCTGTCCCGGCAGCATCTGCTGGCCCTTGGTCTCGGGCTGGAAGTCCACGCCGCCCACGGGGAAGCCCGGTCCACCAGAGGGCGGTGCGTAGGTCTTGACCTTCATGTTGGGCGCCTCGTTGGCGCCAACGTCCTTGAGGCTGCTCATGCCGTGCAGCATGACGTGAGCCAGCATCTCGTCGTGGCTGGGCTCGTGGTCGTGGTGCTCTTCGCCCCCAACCGCGCCGCCGTCGGCGTAGTGGCCGGTGCGCAGCTTCTTGTCCCGCGCCAGCATGTACTTGCCGTAGCGGTCCAGCGTCTCGTTGTCCAGTAGTTGGGAGATTCCCTCGTTGCGCTTCTCTAGCGCGCCCAGCGCCATGTTGCGGATGTCGCCTTTTTTGCCCGCAAATTCTTTGTGCAGGTCGGCCATCTTATTGCCGAACAACACCTCAGCCGGAAAGCTGTGTCCCAGCGTGCCCAGGTACTGGCCGGAGAAGTTGGTGTCGTAGGCCTTGTTGCTGGACGGTGTAAGCGTCATGTGGTCGGGGTCGCTGCCGATGACCGTGTTGCCGATGTGGCCCTTGGGCACACCGCGCAGTGCGGGGTCGGTGACGGCGTTGGCCACGTCCTCCATGTTGAAGTCCAGCGCCTTTTGGTTGGCCTTGAGGTAGCCTACCCGGTCCACGATAGCCTTGCGCAGCTCGCCTGCGGTGGTGCCGAGGCCCTTGCCGGTGACGATCTGCTCATCAAACTCTGGGTGCTCCAGCCCGACAAAGCCACCAAACGGCTGGATGTACTTTTTGTTTTTGATGATCTTATGCGCGCGAATCTCGTTGTTCATGCGCGCCAGCTCTTCGGGGTGCAGCATTCCACGCATCACCAACTGGTGCAGTATCTCGGTGGGCGTCATGGAAAAGTCTTCGCCGCGTTCGCCCATGGTGATGGGCATGTGCAACAACCGGCCGTTGCCGCCTTGTTGCTCGTTCTCCATGCGGGCGATGGCCTCGCGGGTGGCGATGCGCTTGGCGATGTCATTGCCCGACGCGCCTGCGATGCCTTGCAGGATGTGCTCAAGGTCGCGGGCGTAGTCCTGGCCGCCGTGCGTGGTGACCGACTCGGGCAGCTCGTGGCCGGAGATGCTGTGAACCTGCACGTTGCGGCTGGTGCTGTCCCAAGGCATTACCATTAGGCTGGCGCCCTTGTGCTTCTCCAAGTCCACCGGGGCCTTGGGCGCCAAGCCTGTGGGCTCGCTCACGCCGTAGCGCTGGCCTACTGCCGCGTGCGGCTTCTTGGGCGTGCTGGTCAGGTGCCCGCTTTGGGCGAGCATCTCGCGCATCTGGTCTGGTGTTGGTTCCATGGCGTATCCCGGTGATTTGGGCCGATTTTATACCGCGTAGGGGTTTTCTCTCTTGCGCGGGTTGGCGTCGGCGTAGTCCTCGTCCTCCACCCAGTCGCGTGGGAAGTCGATGGTCAGCCAGCCAGCGTCGCGCAAGTATCGCAGGGCTTGGCTCATGGCGTCAACAAAGTCGTCGTGCGCCGTGCCTTCCGGAAAGCTGCAGACCTGACTGACCATGCCCTCGGCCCAGTCCCTTACAAATCCCTTACGGTTGCCCGACTCGGGTATCCAGACGCGCCCGGCCTTGATGATGTTGGCCACGATGGACAGGCGCTGTATCTTGTCGGCCCGTCCGGGGTTGTACGCCTGCACGGGCACGCCCGCCCTGCGCAGGTCCTGAATCAGGCTGATGCCCGCGCTCTTGTCCTCGATCAGCAGCAGGTCCACGCGCTTCTTGCTGCGGCCCTCGCCGTAGACCGTCTCGTACTCCTCGAGTATCTTGGGGCGCAGGTCCGGGTACTGCAGGTGGTCCTGCCAGCAATCGACCACCATGGCGCACATGCCGCCGTCCTCGGGCTTGAACACGCCGAAGGTGATGTGCGCCGTCGGGTCGTTGTGCGTCTTCTCGCTGGCCGCGCAGTCCACGGACTGCACGATGTACTCGAACTTGGGGAAGGGCTTGTTGTTGGGCCAGAGCTTGAACCAGTCGCGCTTGACGATGCCCGACTCCTCCGGGTCGATGATCTCCGCGTGAATCTCTTGGCGGCCCAGCTTGGTGCCCTCGTACTGCAGAATCTGCTTCTGGAACGATGGCGCGAGGTTCTTGATGTTGACGTAGGTGCTGGCGGTGGTCACCACCACGTCGTCGCCGTTGCGGTCGATCAGGTCCATGACCACGGGCTTGGGCTTGGGTGTGGTGGAGCAGATCACGCGCGTGTGCTGGCCCAGCCGCACGGCGAACTGGATCATGTCCCACGCTTCTTGCAGGTACTCCCACGCGGCCAGCTCGTCCAGCCACGCTCCGTGCCACTGTCCACCACGGAAGCGCTCGGGCTCGCTGGCCGGGATGCCCTTGATCAGGCTGCCGTTGGTGAGGGTGATCTCGTGCAGGCTGCTGTTGTACTTCTCCACCAGCTTCGGGGGGATCACGGCCAGCAGGCCGGACTCGCCCTCGTAGCACGTGCCGCGCAAGTCGGCACTGGTGGGGGCGCTGACCAGCCAGCGCGTGTTGGGCTGCTCCCACGCCCACCAGCCTACCGTCTCCGCCGACGTGCGGGTCTTGCCCGAGCCCCGGCCACCCAGCATGAGCCAGATGGACCAGTCCGTGCCGGTGGGCTCTAGCTGGAACTTGTGGGCCTTCAGGAGCCAGCGCGCGCGCCAGTCGAAGGCAAGGCGGTGCTGCTCGGGTAGCTTGGCGTACTGCTCGCGGACCGCTGGGTCCTGCAGCAGGGCGACGGCGCTGCTCACTTCTCGGCTTGGCGGGTAAGGGCGAGGTTCTTCAGCAGCTCGCCGAAGATGTCGAAGCTGGCCTCGACCACCACGGGGTTCTCGTCGTCGCCCGCAAGGATCGTCTTGTCGCCGTACTTCTTGGGATTCCACTTGGCCAGCAGTTTGAGGCGCGTCTCAATCTGGCTTTTTTTCCACGCAATGCTGCCGGGGTCGTAGCGCTTATTGCCCGCCTCGTCGAACACTTCGAGCGGCTCTTTGTCCACCAAATGCAGGCAGTATTCTGCGATTGCATCGTGGCCTATATTACGCGCGCGCACGATATTTGCATCAAAGTCTTTGTCTTCTGCTTGCCAGTTGTATATCGTCCTGAACGA